ATAAAGGCTGAGGTTTTGGCTGTCCAATTGTCGGAATCAGCGGTATCTACTAAACCATCTATCTTTTTAGAAGATCTTACTCCCGACCTTTGGTCTGCGGGTTGATTTACGAAAGAATACTCTTTAAAAGATATATCCTGCATGTCTATAAAAGCTAACTTACCTTTATAAACCTTGCCTCTCTTATACTTCGGGAATTTTGGCCTGCCAGTGTCATCTTCTTGAGCCAAGTCGTCCCCAGATATAGAGCAGACAGCCTTACCGGCTCTTCCGCCAACAGACCCCGTCAGATATCTTTTATCTAAAATCTTTTGTGCAGAAACCGGATCTGTAACTGCTATTTGCAGTCTTACAAAATTAGCTCCGTCTACCTCTTTATCCATCCTAGCTGCCATAACCCTGCCAATCGGCTCACCATTTAGATCATGATTTAAAATAATTGGCTTTGGATAAGGCTCTACCCAAGATTGTAAAGCTTTTTCTAGCTCTTGAGCTGAATAGTTATTATAATTTGCGGTAAGACCGCTCGTGTATGGCAGCCACTTCAATGATTAAACCACGCTTATCATTAAAAGACTCAGAAAAGCTTGTTTGTATTTTTGAAAAATCTGGTAGTTCAAGAGTAAAGTTCTCTATGAAATCAAAGGCCATTTTTATCTCCAAATATAACTATTCGTTATTTATAGTAAATGAAGTATTTATAAGATTAAACAATATTATACAAATATATCATACTTTCTACGACATCTCTAAATAACTAAGATATCTTGGGTCGCCATGCTTTAGAAAGTGCTCTAACATTGCTTTGTGCATAATGTGAGGAGCATAAAGGTAAGACGCAGAAAATAACTTTAGTCCAGCTTGTGCAGCATTGGCGCACCACCCCAGGTCTTCGCCTTGGCTATGTATGTCATAATTAATTGTTTGATATGTTTTTTTTGACATCATCTTAGCTGCCATAATAATATCAGATTGAAAATATTCTCCTAAAGGATATTTTTCTTTCCTGTATCCTTGACCACCAGGTTTATCTGACCAATTCATGACACTTGGATACATGGTATCACCTGGAGTCATAAACATTAGTGGACTTACTGCATCTGCGCCGTCTTGAATATGACTGACTAAAAAATTGATAGTATTTGAATTGGCAATAAGAACATCTGAATCAAGACTAAAAAAGTAATCTGGATTAATTTGTCTAACTTTTTCAAGTAATTTATTTCTTAAAAAAACCATATTTAAATACTTTGACATACTCCATACTCTTGAGTTTTCTTTGTGCTCAAAATGGGGTATCTCATTTCTCATTTCAATTTCAAATATTTCGATGTTTGGTCTAGCGTTTTTATACCTTGTTAGCGTTGATATTGTAGATTCATCATCTGGAGAAACTTCAAATACAAAACCGATTTTAGATAAATCTAACTCTTGATTTTCGATACAAGAAATCCAATAAGGAAATATCCAATCTCTTTTATAGATAGGACAACCTATTACAACTTTGGTCATTGTCAATTTGTAATTATTCGGCTACTACTACTACCGGCTGATTTTCTTTGCTATCTTTTTGTTTCTTTTTTGAAGAAGGCTTTTCTTCAACTGTTTGAGTTTCTGTTGTTTTTTGCTCGGGCTGCTGATCCTGAACGGATTCATTTGAGGTAGTTATTATTTCTACAATAGCGTCGATAACATCAACGAGAGACTCAAGCGCTAAACGCGTTTGGCCATTGCGAACTGCTGTTCTAAATTTTTCTAGAATATCTTGCCCTTCTACATTGTTAACATCAGACATTTTTATCATCCTTTTCTATATCTGTTCCTACTACATTATACTCGTTTTCAAGAAGATTTTCAATTACTGTCAGAAATTTATTATCATGCCTTTTAATATTTGGTGATGATAAACGACCATTTTGGTTTTGTGGTCTTGACTTATTTCCCGTATCTTTTCGGGCGTTTGGTAAATTTCTTTGACCAGTTGTTGCTGATTTTTGTCCGTCAGAATTTTTTGGCTCTGGAACATTTTGAGCAGACAGTTCTGCTTGAGCACCTGCTATGTTTATTTGTGTTTTAGCCTGCAGCCCGCTATACAGATCTTCGGCGTCTACCTCTGGAGTCATACCTAGAGCTAACCTAACTTCAGTTAATGTAATGGTATTATTAACAAATTTTTGAATAATATGATTTTCTTTTTTAACCTGGGTATCAACATCTATTTCTTTAAATTTAAAAAAGCATCTGTCTGATTCTCCAGGTGTAGATGGATTTGTAGTTGGATCATATCCACCTTCAAATAAAAGTTCATTAAATACATTTATTCTTATCATTTCAGCAAACAGTTTTTGCGTTTGTTTTACTTTATCATACAGTGCAGTGTCTAATCTTTCTGTTACAGACCTATTGCCACCATTCATTGTCATGCCCAGATGATGAGGCGCAACCCCAAGACCAACTGCGACCCTTTCCTTAAAGTGATCTAGATATTTAGAGGCATCGAGTGCGGTGTTTTCTGATCCAATTATTTCTATGTCATGTCTAAATGGTAGAATTAATCCACCCTCTGCTCTAAGATTTTCTATCTCCAGGGCAGCTTGGTCAATTTCTTGGGGCTCAGCTGGTTGTTCTGCCGTACCAATTTTATACTTATACAGTGGAAATAATTCTCTATGAACAAGATTTTGTATGTCTTCTTCAATTTGCCTAAGGGCAATAACATCATCAAGCACGTTGCTAATATACGGAGTGCCAAACGCTCTTCCGGGTTTTCTATCTAAATGTAAATGTATTACTCTGTCCGCTGACCAAACTGGATCTCTATCTGTTGGGGCGTAGGTAAGCGGATCGGTGGCTTGCTGGTAGGCTTTTGGTCTATTGTGTTTATCCCTTAAGATCCTAACCTGTTCAGTTGGTATAAGATAATATCCAGCTATTGGATACTCGGAATTAACCGGCGTCAATTTACTCGGAAAATAAGGAGCTATATCACCCCTACCTTTAACTATAAAAGCATTTCCGAATTTAAAGAGTTGATCAGAAACCTCAATCAAGAAATCCAGAAATGGTCTTTTCATAGCCATTTCCATATAGTCTATTCTTTGCATCAGGTAAGATGCTGCTTCTGTATTTTCCGAAACTATTTCCCAACCCTCTTTCCAAAAGAGTTCTTTATGTTTCGATATAGCCTGCTTAACATATGAGTCTGTATCAACAGCCTGAAGAATCCTATCAAAGTCATATGCGGGCGGCTCAAAAGAAGCTCTCTTAGTAAAGAAATAAGATGTACCCTGAAAACCAAGAGCTAGTGCAGCCACCCTCATTGTTTTTGACAATGATCCTATATCTTCTGGTTTTAAAGTTTTTTCTTTTACTTCTATTTGTTCACCCACACTAGAAAAGGGTAAGTAGTCTTTAAGTGCCATATTACATCCTTGTTACAGATATGGTAGTAATAGTAAGGCCACTTTTGCCAAGGCTATAATTTATAAGTTTCTGACATTCCTGCGGCTTCAAAAGTCTTTTTAATAATAAGATTTTTCACTGCTTCTAGCCAAAAAATAGTTTCTGCCTCAGAAAAGTCGCTTTTATAAGCTAGATTTTTTTCTGAAATTTTAATCTCTACTATAAACTCAGTTTTTTGATCTGTTGTTTTTTGATCTAATGTTTCACTCATTTTATTGTCCTCTCATTTTATTTAGAATATTAGTCAACTGTTTAATTGTAGCATCTTTTATAACCAACTCGGTGGTTAGTTGAGCGAGTTTTTCTTGAAAAGAGGCTATAACTAAATTCATGTCTAAACCATTATTTGGTTGCTCAACATTGTTTTCTAATTTATCTTCCAAAACATTCTCCGTATCATCTTGCGGCGTTACAAAATCATCATTATTATTTTTGCTTTGCAAATTGGGTTTTTGATTTATCTTAGACATTCTCGAATTATATCACTTTTTCTACTCATCAGTCAAGTTTATCATAGATTTTCTAAATCTGCTACTCTTTTACGAAGATCTTGAACTTCGGATACAAGAAGTGAAATTAAATCATAAGATCTCCAAAAAACCGGTTTAAAAGAATCTTGATAGGGCTCGTATATTCCGAAAGAACCTATTCTGCCCTCAGTTTCTATTTCTGCCATTTCTTCTGCTATAAAACCAAAAGTAATATCTTGAGATCTTAAATATTGAGAAAGAATTGGCTCATCGTAGTTTTCTATCCACTTCCATTTAAACTTTCTTGGTCTTAATTTATCAATCAAGTTTCTATCTTGACTATCAAGATCTTCGATGTCAAACTTATATTCTTCTCTAGATGTGAATCTACGCAATGCTGTGCCACTTGCCGTTTGTTGAATTGGTGTAGTTGATGTTGCGCTAGCGTTTGTTGATGCGGATATGCTCCCAGATATGCTACCAGCGGTCACTGTTGAACCAGTTAAAACACATTCGTCTCCAACTTGAAGTCTTGTTGAAGTGCTCGATCCACCCCTTGTTAAGGATGCATCGTTGATAGTAAAACCACCTATTGTTCCCGAACTTGCGAATAGCTGACCCGACATATTAACCCTAAATGGAGCAGATCCAAATCCAGGATTGCCGATCCAAATTCCATTATCTGAATCTATTCTAATCGCATTATTTCCGCTTCCAGTTGTTATCCTATTTCCGGATGCGTTCAATGTTATTGATCCCGAACTCAATTGGCCAGGTTCAATATTCCATCCACCAATAGTGCCACTGTCTGAAATTATTCTACCTTTAACGTCCAATATTCCACCTTGACTATCAAAAGCCAAATAATTATTCCCGCCTACACCGACTCTAAAAAATACTATTCCATCACTTCTTCTAAGAAAAATATTATCAAAATTATCACCATGAAGACTAATGCCATGATGGCCAGTTCCTGGTCCAACATCATTTCCTATTTCTACGTTACCTGCTTTAATATTTCCAGTCTTTATTTGTGTTGCATCTAGGTTTCCAGTGTAGACATAGTCTGCTACAAGAGCGTCTGCAACAACTGTCCCAGCAGTGATCACTCCCCCATCTATTGTTGTACTGTTATTTGTATTATTTATTTTTTTTATAATTTCACTCTTATTAAAAGTTGATGACGGCACAGCGGCGTTGGCTGTTGCGCTAGCGGCGTTGGCTGTTGTGCTAGCGGCGTTGGCTGTTGTGCTAGCCGCATTGGCTGTTGCGCTAGCCGTATTGGCTGTTTGTTGTGCGTTATTTATTGAGTTGAACGTTGATCCGCCAGTAATAACAACATTACCCGTAATGTTTAGAGTGCTTCCATCCCAGTTAAGTTTATCACCCAAAGAAAAATTCGCTTGACCAGTACCTGCATTTTTGGCTACATAAAAAGCCGTATTAGGATTAGCAAAATTACCCGCTCCGTAATACAGTTGAGTAGGACTAATTGTCAAGCCGCCAATAAATCCATCAACTTTTCTAATTTCATTTCCAAATGCGTCTACCGCGTTGCTAGCGGCAGAGTCTGCTATTTCTTCTGCTGTAGATGCGTTTATTGCAAGCGTGCCATCTACTAATTTGAGACTTCCTACAACTGTTAAAAGTGACCCATCCCAGAATAGTTTTTCGCCTAAAGAAAATTGAGAATCGCTATCAGCATAGAATGGTGTATCTGAATTTTTGTAATTTCCAGCTCCTAAGTAAATTTTTCCATTACTTGCAATTTCTGTGTTACCCCCTAACTCTAACTGATTTGTTGTTAGACTATTGGCGTAAGCGTCTCCTTCTTTTGTGACTTTGAATGTTCCAGTAGCGAACACTCCAGAACCCAACCACATATTACCCTGACTGTCAACGTGAAAAGAGCCAGAATCAAACCCGCCGATATCAATACTTCCCGCTATAGTTGCATCGAAAAAATATGCTCTACCACTACCATTAATTAACCAACCGGTTGTTGCGTCTGCATAGCTGCCACCCCCAACATCAACTCCATCAAATGTTGAAGACTTGATAATAGACGTTGCGCCCGCCATCGTAATCGTGTGAGCACCTATTGTTCCTGCTGTTATCTTGCTTGCGGTCAAATTTTTAATGTGAGCTGATTCAATTAACGTAGTTGCAGTAGAAGCAACGATTGGAGTCCACGACGAAAGATTTTTGCTCGTATCTACGCTTCTAACTCTGCAGAAATAAAGTTTTTCTGTAGTCTGCTCTGTTGAAGCGCCAGTATTTTGATCTACTGTAATTTGCGTTGTTGAGTTCTGCGGAACGTCTAATGCAATAACGTTTGCTGCAGAAAATCCGAGATATTAAAGGCTGCGCATTAGGTAGAACTACGTATTGTGAACCACTTTGACCTATACTTTCTGGTAAGTAAACCTCGTAAAAATATTCTTCTAGATCTGGCTCATTCGACGGATTGAAACTAATCATGATTGATTTATAGTTTCCTACTATAACAAGATCTCCCAGCTGCTCAGGCTGAGTTACGTCTTTAGGGACAACAAACCTAATTGCAGATGTTGGATCTAATGTGGTATTTACATCTGAATCTTTTGGCTTGACCGTAAGAAGATATTGTTTACCTGGTTTTAAATTTTGTATGGTTTTTTTTATTGTAGCCATTATCTAACTCCCCCCAATGAAGTAAACACTAAAGTTTCACTAATTTGCTGTTCTCCCAGTGTTATATACATATTTTTTAAAAAAGAAATTTTTATTATTTGAACTGATTTTCCTGTAGAAAGAATATTTTTATCTTCTAAGACTTCAATCTCAAGATTATAATCTTTATACTCTAATTTTGTTGTATTATATATTACAGCCTCTTGTTCTTTTAGAGAAAAACAATCTATCTCTGTCCAATCAATAGCAACCTTTTCAATATCAGTTGTTTTTTCTTGTTTTGATACAATTCTAATTTTTATTTTCCCATTTGCCGGACCGGTCATTGCATGTATCTTAAGATTAGGTCCGCTAAAGCTTGCAAAAGCCCTTGCTGTGGGTTTTTGCGATACAGATTCTTTCCAGTCAACTCCATCATTTAAAAATGCCAAAGTATAGTGACCTTTTGATTTTTGTGTTATAACTGTTTGATATAAATTAATATCTGTTGGCGTAGCATCAAAATGCTTTGGTGAACTTTGCAGGTTGTCGTAGGCTATTGCAGATACCCTGGGAATTGCTATGTACGCATATTTTGTTTTATTATTTTCAACGTATGGAGTTGCATTAATATATTTTAAATAATCCTGACCATAATAAATGCAGTACTTACCGCTCATAGAAAC